CAACTGTGTAGAATTGCTTACCAGTTATGAAGAATCAGGATTTGTAAGTAGCGAAGGCAACGATGTACGTATGAGAATTATATGGGTATCAGGAGGCACATCACGTTCAAAACAAAACAATATATTAAATACTTTAAAATGTCTTCATGATAAAGATAGAATTGACGTAGAAGATGATATTGATGATAAGTTAAATGAGATTTATGATTCTTTGTTAGCAGAACGAGATACAATTGAGGAATATAACGAATATCGTAGGGTTTATAAAAAGTTTATAAAAAGTAATATTGCTAAAATGACGGATGAGGAATTACAATTATTAGAATGGAAGAGTTATATAGACCCTGCGGAAGACCCTGATGCTCCACGAGATTTTGATGGAAATATATTATATCATTATCGTATGGTATTTCTTGTACTTGATGACATGATTGGCGGAGACGCATTTTCTAATACAAAACGAAGTAATTTTTTTAACAAACTTAGCGTAAAATCTCGCCACGAGAGTGATAAACTTGTTGGAATTAATCTTTTTTATATTACACAAAACTTAAAAAGCATACCAGCAATCATAAGGCGTCAAACGGATATTTTTGTATTATTAAAGAGTGCTAATAGGGAATATATTATTGAGAATATTGCTACTGAGATAGGTTCTCATTTTAGCAAGGAAGAAGTCGCTCAGTATTACGACCAAATAATGAAAATCCCATACGGTAGTTTAATTCTTAGCATACATAAGCAAGAAAAAGACGAGAACCGTGTGAGAATGGGATGGAACAATATAGTTGAACGTGATAAAAAATATATATTATAATAATAGATGAGTGTGAATAATTTTTTTATTGAAAAAACAAATTACGATACTAATGAAATAATTATTAGACCTGACTATCCCATAGAATGTAGTGATAAAGAACGACTCGGTGTTAAATTAGTGGATTTTAAGTATTTAAACTCGGCATATAATATCAGCGAGGCATTACATAATAATGTTTTTAGCGTAAGTAGTTTTATATCAGGATATAATACAAATAGTTTAGTTAATGTAGATTCAAATTACGGATTAGTCGCCCATAATATAGGTACAAGTACTTTTTTAAATATTGCTATACGAGGGGCATCGCTTGAAACGATGGAAGAATCTCTTGTAGGAACGGATTATTCGGTATATTATGGTACACCAAATATCATTTTAGGATACACACCAGAAGGCGTCCCAATCTTTGTAAATAAAATACAAAAAACTAATTTCCGTTCAGGGTTTAATAATAATTATTTACAATTTGAAGAAAGTTCAGCAAGTGCTATTTATTATATTAAAATACATAAAAAGACGACTACAAATTGGGTTGATGCTTTCATATTACAAAAAATATCAATTAGTATGTCTTTTACTACAGCAGAAGGTTTTAATTTTGATGTTGGTATAACTTTTGCGGTTGAAGGCAGTAATAATAATATTAATTATACTAACTTATCTCTTAGTGATAATGTATTAACTTTTGCCGCTAACAGCACAAGCAAAAGCATTATATTAAATGTTTTAGGTAATGTCCCTTATACATACTATAAAGTTAAAATATTGTCAAGGTCTTATCCATACGGTGATAATGTTATAAGATTAGATAAAATGCAATTTTATAAGGCGGAGACAATTACGACGACTACATCTCAAAGTTTAACGACAACTTATGTCTCCGTCGCTGACGGTTTTTATAATATCGATAATCTTATTACTACCATAAATGCTAATAGTACATCAGCAAATGCTAAGATTGCCTTTGCTAAACAAAATTATACTAATAAAATTATTATAAGTAATTCTGTACCTATCCAAATATTTACAAATCCCATACCTTATAATAATGACGCAGGGACTATTACCGAGATACGGACATTAATTTTTCCAAATTTAACTACGGCAAATATGTATGGATTTTATGAAAGATTAGTACCGATGGCGAATGCTCCTGTTATTAGCAATACTTATGTAAATATAATGAACTTTTCAAAAATTATTATCAGTACCGATTTAGCATTTACAAATAACACGCATAATGAAATATCAAATAATGGGAGTGTTTATACCAAAGGTATCGGTAATATATTAGAATGGATTGATACGGACGACCAACCGATGACTTGTATCAAATATAAAAATGTCGAGAATATAGTTAATAAATTAGATAATCGCTTCATATCGCAGTTTAAACTAATGTTTTGTACGGAAAAGTCGTTGCCGTTAGTTTTGGACAATTTTTTAATTCATCTTCAAATTATTAAATATAAAAAGTAAAAATTATTTTCTATAGATATATTAGATAGATATAGTAATGCCGCTTACATATGACCAACGTTTAGAATTGCTTAAAAAAGCACGAGAAGCAAAGAAAAATAAAAAATTAGCAAAAGAATCAGCGACAGAATCTCCCCCACCCACAAACGCTCCTGAAGAGCAAGATGAAGAACCTGAAACGCCTAAAATATCTCGTTCTCGTTCAAAATCAGTTAAACCAAAATCACGCACATTAGATATTAAAGAACCTGAACCATTACCTGATTTTATTGATAGCGAACCTGAGGTGGAAGAGCAAATAATTTACAAACCCAAGGAAAAGAAAAAGAAGAAAATAATCCGTCGAGTAATTATGGAACGCAGTAGCGATGAGGAAGAAGTTGAAGTAATTGAAGAGCGTGTTAAAGCACCTAAAAAAGAGAAACCTGTTAAACAAGAAATAACGCCTAAAGCAGAACCTGAAGTTAAACCAAATAATCCATTTTTTAACTTTTAGAAAATGAGTACATAACTTAATTTATTTAGGAAATTATAAAAAGTTTATAAAATATTAGAAAATAAAAAGTTATGTACTCATTTTTAAAAATAAAAAATTGACTCATATATTAAAAAAATATTATCATATATTAGATATGAACAAAGATTGTGTAATCAATCCCAAAACTGGAAGGGCAGTTAAAATTGGAAGTGTTGCTGGTAAAAGAGTAATGAAAACTGACCCTACGCCCACTCACGATTGTGTCGTCAATCCCAAAACAGGACGTGCTGTTAAAAAGACAGGTGCTGTCGGTAAAAAGATAGTTAATGCTTCTTCAACTATTACTCAGGCAGTTAAAATGAAAATTGCAAGAAAGACCGTTGAAAAAGCAAAGGCAGAAGCTAAACCTAAAACACCGCCACCAGCACCGCCAGCATTAAAACCTAATCCTATGGGCGGTATGGCGAAAGGTGGAAGAAAAAAGAAAGAACCACCAAAAAATAATCTTCCTGAACTTCCAAGAGATGTTTGGAAAAAAGTTTTAAAAGAGGTTTATAAAGATGGTTGGGATTTTGACGAAGGTTGGAATAAATTATCTATGAAGTTTATTCTTAGACGACATTATATGGACTTTCCTTTGAGCGACCGCAAACTAATAAAAGAAGAAGATGAAACTGGTGTTTATCACCGATATTTAGATAATATGGGAAATATTGAAAAAGATATGACAGGTCTTATTAAATTAGTTTTAGGATTAAAACGCCGAAATATTATATATGAAAATCTTTATGAAAATCCTAACGAAAAAAGTAATCTTTATTTAGAAAATTGGTTAAAAAAATATCAACCAGAATGTATTTTAAATTATAATGAATATAAAGAACACGCAGACAGATGGGGAAAAGTAAAGTTTCATAAGAAGTTTAATTTAAGACGAGCAAAAGTTTATTATGAATGGATTAAATATGACCCAAAAAATAATATATTTAAAAGTGCTAAATACGCCGATATTGAAAATAATTGGACTAAACTAATTAAATATCATTACGACGATGATGTTAATGTTGATGATTACAAAAGATACACCGATTTATATTTAATTAGATTAACAGATGCGAACGGAAAAAGTATTCCCGAAGCAATTACAAATTACTTTCTCTTTTCAAAAGAAGAAAAGGCATTTTTAGATTTAAGAAATGACAGTAGGCATCATAATTTTGTTGATATGATGTTTAATTATCGCAAAAAAGGAAATGGTGAGATGAGAGTAGGTAAAAGAACCGAAACTAAACGATGGTACAATCAACATCAAGATTACGATATAATAAAATCACCAATTGAGTTAGAACTATTTAAACCAAAAAAGGTTGCTAAATAAATATTATATATGTTATATGTATGTATTTTTTTTATTTTATTATATTAGATGACGAACCATAAAGATAAATTACAAAAATTATTGGATAAAAGTGAGTGCCTTGTTTTAGTATGCTCATTAGCATGTAATTATTGGAGTTTTATTAAGTTCTTGTTTAGTATTCCGCTTGTATTAACAAGTAGTGCGATGTGTATTATAAACAGCATCAGCGAAGATGCGACAAAAATGAAAATACCAAATATTGTTGTTAATGCCGTTAGTGTTTTAATTGTATCTTTAAACAATAGCGTTAAGGCAAGTGAAAAAGCGGAGCAATTTAAAAAGTTAGGGCAATCTTTTATGACGCTTACGCAAGAAATAGATGCTTTTGACGATGAGAATGTAATTACCGCAGAAAAGTATAATATGTTAGTTTTGAAATATGATAATCTTATCCAAGACTGCGATTTTGAGGACATACCGACAAGATATAAATTATCAGCAAGTAAGTCATTTAATTCTAACAACCGCTACACGCCCATACAATTAAATGGTGCGATGAATAATCATATTGAAATGGTCGTGAAAAAACCTACTGTTATATTAGAAGGTGTATAATAATTTATCCTAATCTTTATTTAAGATATTAAAAAAGTATATAAAGAATTAAGCAGTAATATATATACCGTATAGGTTATATGCCTAAAGCTTCATTTACAAATGACGCTACTAAGAAAGCGTTTTATGAAAAAAACAATAAGAAAATTCAAGATAAATATTATGAAGACGCCGAGTTTCGTGAGAAAAAATTAGCGGACCGTCGTGCGTTGTATTATAAGCATAAAGCGTTGGGTATTGGAAGATTCGCACGTAAAGTAGTTGATTAAAGTAATTTATTTTTATAGTTGGACTACACGCAAATCCCACTAACAAATCCCACTAACAAATCCCACTAACACAAGTAGTCTTAACAATCTTAGTGTTGCCCCTACGTCTTAACAGATAGAATATATA